ATGAGGATATATTTGATGTTCCGACTGTTGATGATAGAGAAATGCCACTTGAGATTGAAGGTTTATTCTCTGAATCTATACCAATCCCTCCAGAGAATTATAAATTTATTTATAAGGACCGATTCCAAACACTTCTTATAGAAGAAGTATTTTCCGACGTCCCGGTTCCAGTCGTAACCGAACTTACTGTTACAGAGGAATTGAGAGATGGATTAGGAACTTTTAGTGATGGCGGTTTATTATTAGAGAAGTATATTCAATATGATGTTACCGAGGAAATATTAATTGTTGACGAAGAAACGTTATTTGAAACAGTTGAAGAGGAAACAAAAACGAAGATTATTTCTCTTGAAGAAAAGTCAACAATACTCGATATAGATTTAGAAGAGGATACTCTTACAGTCTCAAATATAAAAATTGGAATGAGGTTGGTATATGTACATGAGTTAGTCTCAGCGGAGAATGAAGATTTAATAAATCACACAGAAGGGTTTGAGTCTGAAGATATAACTGAATCTGTTTGGGAAATTGCAGATAATTCACGATCTTTTCGTATCCTGGAAAGAGCCGTGAAAAACTACGACGACGACGAACAGGTTGCAACACATCATTGGACATATCCACTTCCATTGGTCAGCGTCACAGTCGATGCGACCAACCTTGATGATATCGTTTTTCCGAAAGAGGAATTAATTGACAAAATGGTTGAAAGTGATCGATTTAAGCTTTTGTTTGAGCATTGCTTTCCTCTACAAAAAATATTATCTATAATGACTATTTATACTGAAGTGATTTTTTCTAGCACCGGGGGGGATCGTATGGCTAATTTGTTTAGTCAAACAAAGGATACTTTAAAAACTATATTCGAAAGTGCTAAAAATATGAATAATTTTAGTTATCGCGATAAGAATACAGAGTCGGTCGGAGGAAATTCTGGATTATATAGAGGTATCCGAGATGGTCACTTTCAGGGAATCAGAAAAATGTTTCCAGAGGGTCGATCAAGAGTATCATATGACAATGAGTCGGCTTCATTTGTGTATAATAATGAAACGAAACGTCGCCCATAGTGAGGATTTATAAATGGCAGGATTAGCACCAAGACTTCCACTCCGAAGAGATGAACGAGACGGACACGAACTTATTAAAACGTTTGAAGGGTTGGTGCAACAAAATCTAAAAATGTTAATTTTGACTAATCCTGGTGAAAGAATGATGGATCCTGAGTTTGGTGTGGGGCTAAAGAGGTTTTTATTTGAGCAAAACAACGCTATAACACAGGGTGATATTCAAGGAAAAATATTTCAACAAGTTGGTGTATATCTTCCTTTTATAAAAATTTTAAACATTAATTTTAAAGTTGCCGATTCGAACGAACACTCAGATAATTTTTTGAGAGTGAGAATAGAATATTTTGTTGTTCCGTTGCAGTTGAAAGCCAAGATTGATATAGTATCAGAATTTAGTTTAGATAGTTTAGATTTATGAAATTGAGGATAACTTAAATATGCCAAGAAGACCAACAATTAAATATACAAGCAGAGAATATGCAACAATAAGAAAAGATTTAATAGCACATACAAAGCGATATTATCCGGACACATTTCGAGATTTTAATGAAGCTTCGTTTGGTTCTTTGATGATTGATACAGTTTCTTATGTTGGGGATATTCTTTCTTTTTATTTGGATTATCAAGTAAACGAATCTTTTTTAGATACCGCAATTGAATATAATAATGTTATTAGACACGGACGGCAGCTGGGGTACAAGTTTTCTCGCACGCATTCTTCGGTTGGTATAATGACTTGCTATATTATTGTGCCGGCCTTGAACGAAGGCCTAGGCCCAGACACAGATTATATTCCAGTATTAAAGCGTGGTTCCACAGTTAGCACCAACCAGAAAAATGTTTTTACACTGATGGAAGATGTTGACTTCTCAAAACCAGAAAATGAAGTTATTGTAGCTTCTGTAAATTCAGACACAGGAATCCCTATAAATTATGCGATCAAGTCTTATGGAAAAATTCTATCTGGTGAAATTATGCTGGCTGTTATCCCAGTTGGAGTTTATGAAAAATTTAAACAAATAAAGATTTCAGATTCTAATATTACAGAAATTGTTTCTGTTTTTGATACAGAAGGCCGCGAATATTTTGAAGTTGATTATTTATCACAAAACGTTGTTTACAAAGAGGTATTAAATACAAATTTTGATTCGACGTTGGTTTCAAATATGTTGAAACCGGTCATTGTTCCAAGAAGGTTTACTGTTTTTAATGAAAGAGGCGGAACTTTTTTACAATTTGGACACGGCTCAGAATCTGCAATTGATGACAATATTATATCAGAACCGAGTAATGTAATATTAGATGTTCACGGTAGAACATATAACGCTGATACTTCTTTTGATCCTTCTAGACTTATTGAGACAGATAAATTTGGCATAGTACCAGAAAACACAAATTTAAGAATTAGCTATAGAAGAAATACAGACTCTAATGCAAATGCCTCAACTGGCGCCATAATAAACGTTGTCAATTCGGATTTTAAATTTAAAAATAATTCGGCCTTGGATGTGTCACAGATTAAAAGAAACAATGTAATAAGTTCTTTAGAAGTGAGCAACGAAGATCCGATTATCGGGGATGTTTCTTTGCCAAATATTGATGAATTAAAAATAAGAATATATGATGTTTTTGCAACACAAAATCGTGCTGTAACAAAGCAAGATTACAAAGCTTTCGTTTATTCAATGCCACCAAAATTTGGTGCAATTAAAAGATGCAACATAATACAAGATCACGATTCTTTTAAACGTAATTTAAATTTATATATTATTTCAAATTTAAAAAACGGGCAGTTAACACCGGCAACTAGTTCTCTTAAAGAAAATCTTCGGAGTTGGCTCAATAAAAATAGAATGATGAATGATACAATTGATATTCTAGATGCTAAAATTGTCAATTTTAAAATTGATTATATAGTTGCGGCAAACTTAGATTTTGATAAATTTGTTGTTTTGAATAACATAGATATAGTTTTGAGAAAGTATTTTTCTGTAAAAATGGATGTGGGAGAAAATATAATTATTACGGATATTTATAATGTTGTTAACAAGATTGCCGGCGTATCAGATGTGGAACAGATTAAAATTGCAAACGTTGTTGATTCTACGCATTCGTCGGTTAATTTTAATATTGAAAATTTTACTTCTGCAGATGGAAAGATAATATACGCTCCAAAAAATGTAATTTTTGAAGTAAAATATTTGTTTAGAGATATCAAAGGGGTTGTTAAATAATGGCTATTAGAAGATACATAGCTTCAGCAGATACTACAATAACGAATGCTTTTGGAGCGGATTTAGCTACAAGAGGTACTGGTTCTAGTATGGGCGCTTCTGACGTTTCTGAGGCATTTACGATCTATGGTCAGGAGTCTAGTACTTCTATTGAAAGTATGAGGTTTTTAACTCAATTTCCGATCGCAGATGTTTCTGCTGATCGTACTGCCGGCACAATCCCGGCTAGTGGAAGTGTAAATTTCTATATGAGATTGTATAATGCTCGTCACGGCCAAACTCTACCAAAGAACTTTAATTTGATTGTCTCGGCGGTTTCTCGCTCTTGGGAAGAAGGAACTGGACTGGATATGGAAAATTATACTGATTTGACCTATGATGAGACCGGCGCAAACTGGGAAAATGCGTCATCTGGTGTAACTTGGACGACTGCCGGCGGCGATTATTATATTGATTCTTCGTCTTCTTTCACTGCTTCGTTTGATGATGGGACAGAAGACATTGAACTTGATGTTACACCTTTGGTTGAGCAATGGGTTGATAGCGCAGGAAACGTTCTTGGTTCAAAAGACAACTATGGTGTAATTGTCAAATTTCCGGATGCTCAAGAAGCAGAGACACGTTCTTATTACACAAAGAAGTTTTTTGCAAGAGGTACAGAATTTTGGTATTCAAGACCTTTAATTGAAGCTCGCTGGGATTCTTCTATAAAAGACGACGTCGACAACTTTTATCTTAGTAGTTCGTTGGCTACGGCAGCAGAAAATCTCAATACAATTTATTTGTATAATAACGTTCGTGGACAACTGAGAAATATCCCCGATGTAGATACTTCGGCAATATTGGTTAGTATATATTCTGGATCTTCTGATAATAGCGCGCCCACTGGCAATAAATATACGTTGCCGGTCGGCGCCGGCGTCGCTAGTGATAACGATGATAATATCACAGGTAGTTATGTATCTCCCGGGATTTATTCAGCCTCATTCGCATATACTGGATCTGCAACAACAATATTTCCAGTTTGGCACAGTGCTTCTGTTGAATATCACACTGCTTCAGCTATAACAGTTAAGACGTTTGATTCTGTTGATTATAATCCTAGTC